GGTTGCTCTGTGCGTTGATATCTGCCGGAGAAATGGTAAGACAAAACTCCTTTGGTTTGGCGACAAGGACAAATCTCTGAACTACAGTCCCAAATCAAACGAGATGATCCTTACGGTTCATCGGTGGTTTGCCAACAAATCTTGTCCTGGGGATTGGCTGTATTCCAGGCTGGGGAATCTTGCAAATCGGGTAACTGCTCAGCTTGGCGGAAGTACGACTGACAGCGTCCAGAAAACCTACAAAACTGGACTTTACAAAGTCAACATCGGTGATTTGAATATTCGCAAAGGCCCTGGGACGAATTACGGAACCAATGGGATGATTACTGACCGAGGTACTTACACGATTACCGAAATTCAGAACGGTTACTGGGGTAGGTTGAAATCCGGAGCAGGATGGATCAGCGTTCATGAAGCTTACTGTACCTATAAAGGCGCAGCTTCTTCTGATTCTGGTGGATCAGTAGAGAAGCCTTCTGGAAATTTTCTGGTTCAGGTGGACATTTCCGATCTGTATATCCGTAAAGGTCCTGGAACGAATTACGGAACCAATGGTTTCTGTCCGAAAGGAGTCTACACCATCGTCGAGGTTAAAACCGGTGCTGGTTCTGATGCTGGATGGGGTAAGTTGAAATCCGGAGCAGGATGGATCTCACTGGATTACGCAACTCGAATTTAAAGAGGACGCACGATGATAAGTTTCAGACAAAAGGGTGACTTCTCCAAGTTGACACGCTTTCTGGAGAGAGCAAAAGAAGCGGTTCACATCGGAGACCTGGACAAGTTTGGTAAAGAGGGAGTAGCCGCCCTTGCGTCTGCAACACCAGTGGATTCTGGGGAGACGGCGAATTCCTGGTATTACGAAATTGAGAATCGAAAAGGTTCGGTTACAATTTCATTTCATAATTCGAATGTTCAAAATGGAGTTCCAATCGCTGTTATTTTGCAGTATGGACACGGAACTCGAAACGGCGGCTGGGTACAGGGGCGAGATTACATCAATCCTGCTATCCAGCCTATTTTTGACGAAATTGCAAATAACGCATGGAAGGAGGTTACTAAGCTATGAGTAAGACGATTGATGAAAGAGTCGTTGAAATGCGATTCGATAACAAACAGTTTGAGCAGAATGTTCAGACCAGTATATCTTCAATTGAAAAGCTCGAAAAAAGCTTAAACTTAAAAGGTGCCTCCAAAGGATTGGATGACGTTAATGCCGCAGCAAAAAATTGCAATATGACTCCGCTTTCCAATGCGGTCGAAACCGTAAAGATGCGGTTTTCGGCGTTGGAAGTCATGGCAGTTACGGCTCTGGCGAACATCACAAATTCAGCGTTAAATGCTGGTAAAAATATTGTTTCTGCACTGACAATCGATCCAATTAAGACTGGATTTCAGGAGTATGAAACACAGATCAATGCAGTTCAGACCATTCTTGCTAATACACAGAGCAAGGGGACAACCATTGACCAGGTAAATGCTGCTCTTGATGAGTTGAACAAATACGCTGATCAGACGATTTACAATTTTACGGAAATGACCCGTAACATTGGCACTTTCACAGCTGCCGGTGTTGACTTGGATAAATCAGTAACATCAATCAAAGGTATTGCCAACTTAGCAGCAGCTTCGGGTTCTAATGCTTATCAGGCCAGTACCGCTATGTATCAGCTTTCGCAGGCGATTGCAGCGGGCAAGGTTAGTTTGCAAGACTGGAATTCCGTTGTAAATGCGGGAATGGGCGGTCAGCTATTTCAAGACGCCTTAACTCGAACCGCAGAACATTTCGGAACCAACATGGATGCGATGATTGAACAGTATGGTTCATTCAGAGCTTCTCTGACCGAAGGTGGATGGCTGACAACAGAGGTGTTGACCGAAACTCTGACACAGTTGTCTGGAGCTTACTCAGAAGCAGATCTTATCGCTCAGGGATATACCGAAGAACAAGCTAAAGAGATTACAAAACTGGCTCAGACAGCATTGGATGCAGCTACCAAGGTAAAGACATTCACGCAGTTATGGGACACCCTGAAAGAATCGGTTCAGTCTGGTTGGACTCAGAGTTGGGAAATCATCATTGGTGATTTCGAAGAGGCAAAAGAACTTTTAACTGAGGTTAGCAACGCCCTTGGCAACATGGTAAATGCTTCTGCCGAAGCGAGAAATAAGATGTTGCAGGATTGGAAAGATCTTGGCGGACGAACTGCGTTGATTGAAGCGGTAAGGAATGCTTTCGAGGGTGTTTTAAGCATTATAAAGCCAGTTAAAGAAGCGTTTAGAGAAGTCTTTCCGCCGATGACCGGAGAACAGCTTTACAATCTCACTGTAGGATTACAGGAACTTACCGAAAAATTCAAAATGGGCGAAGAAACAGCGAATAACCTGAAGAGAACATTCAAAGGGGTATTCGCTTTATTTGATATTGGACTTCAAGGTGTCAAAGCGCTTGTTGGTGGATTTGCAGATCTGATTGGTTATGTGGCTCCGGC